CAGTGTGGCTACAGCGGCCCCAACAAAGGAATAGATAATGAACGATACACTATTAGCAGAAGACATGAAGACTACGCCTAAAGTGGCATTTGTAAATAAACCATACACTCAAGAAGAACGTACTAAACGTGACGAAGAAGAACTAGAACAACTCAAGAAAGAACACGCAGGTGAAGTAGAAGAGGTAGAGGCAGAAGAAGCTGAACCTACTAGCGCAGAAGAAAAGACATTTAAAAAGCGTTACTCTGACCTACGCCGACACCAGCAAAAGCAAGCTGAAGAGTTTAAGGCTGAACTAGCGGCAATGAAAAGCCAGCTAGAAAAGGCTACCAAGAAAGAAATGAAACTGCCTAAGTCTGACGAAGACATTGAAACATGGGCAGCAGAGTATCCAGATGTAGCAGCTATTGTAGAAACAATTGCCATGAAGAAGGCAGCAGAGCAATCTACTGCACTAGAAGAACGCATGAAGGTAATTGATGAGATGCAAACTTCTGCTACTAAAGAGAAGGCTGAAGCAGCATTGATGCAGATGCATCCTGACTTTGATGAGATTAGAGACAGTGATGACTTCCACAATTGGGCAGAAGAACAGCCTAAGTGGGTACAAGATGCACTGTATGACAATGACAATGACGCTAGGTCTGCCGCACGTGCAATTGATTTGTACAAAGCTGACATGGGCATTGCTGCAGCTAAAAAGTCTAAGTCTGGTAAAGATGCAGCTAAGTCTGTCACAGCTAAGAATACACGTAATAAACCACAGGAAGATGAATCCTCTACGTACTTACGTGAATCTCAGGTAGAAAAAATGTCTGCCCATGAATATGAGAAACATGCAGATGAAATTATGGAAGCTATTCGTAGCGGTAAGTTCATCTATGATTTATCTGGTTCTGCTAGATAAAAAAGAGTTGACAAACAGTTATTTTTAAGTATAACTATAGTCATGTGTAAGGTAAGCAGGTTAGCTACTTGCTTACTATACCAATCCGCAAACTACAAAAATCTTTAAGATTACCTGATTAACATGGCCTACTAAGTATATTAGTTGCAACTTTTATATAAGGTACACCCTACGTTAGACAGCCTCTGCCAAGAATTGTATTGTTTGCATCTGTAACAATCCAAAACAATAGGAGATGGATTATGGCTTTTCCAAGAGCAGCGGGTTATAACAACTTACCTAATGGTAATTTTAGCCCGGTAATTTACTCCAAACAGGTGCAGCTTGCATTCCGCAAGGCCGCTGTTTGTGACGCAATTACGAATAATGACTACTTTGGAGAAATCGCAAACTTTGGTGATTCAGTTAAAATCATTAAAGAACCTGAGATTACTGTCAAAGCATACGAGCGTGGTACAACAATTACCCCGCAAGACCTTGATGATGAGGATTTCACCCTCACCGTTGACAAAGCTAACTACTTTGCTTTTAAAGTTGACGACATTGAGGAAGCACATTCGCACGTTAACTTTGAGTCTCTCTCAAGCAACCGTGCAGCATACCGCCTAGCTGACCAGTTTGACCAAGACGTTCTTGGCTACCTGTCAGGCTACAAGCAGTCTGCAATCAGTGGTCGTGCAGATACAGTGAATACTACTACTAATGGTACTAAAGCTGTTGCTACTGCTGGTACAGATGAACTTCTTTCTTCAATGAAACTAGATGCATCTGACTTCAACGGTGGTGGTGCTGGTAACACAATCATTCTAAAGCCTCGCGCTTCAGAAGCTGTTCCAACAGCCGCTGCTACTGCTAACCCACTTACTGTGGTTGCACGTATGGCTCGTCAACTTGACCTGCAGAACGTGGAGACACAAGGACGTTGGTTGGTTGTTGACCCAGTGTTTGTTGAACTACTAAAGGATGAAGACTCACGTTTGTTTGATTCCGACTTCGGTGGTTCTGGACTTCAGAATGGTTTGATTTTGAATAACCTGCATGGCTTTAAAGTTCATGTTTCTAACAATCTACCACAGGGCGGTACTGGACCTTCAGCGTCTACTACTCAAGCCACTAACTTTGGTATTATTGTTGGCGGTCATTCTTCAGCGGTTGCTACTGCTGACCAAATCAACAAGACTGAGACCTACCGCGACCCGGACAGCTTTGCAGATATCGTCCGTGGTATGCATTTGTATGGCAGAAAGATTCTCCGTCCAGAGGCTCTTATCAATGCCAAGTACTGCTTAGTATAAGGGGGATTGAAAAATGGCACTAGGTGATAACACTCTCCAAGCCGCACGTGGTAATTCACAGCGTGGTCGCAATCCTTACATGGTTCAGACTACTTTGAACTGGGCAACAGCTTTGTCAGACAAAGGTACTGCTCTTGCAGCGGCTGATGTCGTTCCTGTCATTGCTGTTCCTAAAGGTGTAATGGTACTAAACGCAGGTATTGAAGTTGATACTGCTTCTGACGGTTCTACATTTACTGTAGACGTTGGTATGGTAGATGCTGATGTATTTGTCGATGGTTTTGATGCTACGTCAGCCGCTGGCGTACTGTCGCAAAACCCTGCAGCTTACCAGCCAGTAATGGCTGTTGCTGATGACAACATTGACGTGACTATCGCTACCCTTTCAGGTGGCGCAGTTAGTTCAGGTCTGTTCCGCGTCTGGGCTGTCCTCATGGATTGCACTGACGAAGGTGACTTGACTGCTCAAGAAGTAGCACGTGACGTTGCTTAAAGACTAACGTAAGGGGGCAGGGCAACTTGCCCCTTTATATCTCTGTTCATTTAAGGATTTGTAATGGCATATGATTATTTAGACATCACTAACGAAGTAATTGCTCGTATGAATGAAGTTGTCTTGACTGCTGCTAACTTTACAACAGCCAGAGGATTTCAAATTCAGTGTAAGAACGCAGTAAACGATGCCATCAACTATGTCAATCAAAGAGAATTTGGTTGGCCTTTTACACATGTAACACAAACAGAAACTTTAGTTGCAGCACAAACTAGATATACTGCTCCTACAAATACTCAATCAATTGATTATGATACTTTTCGTATTAGCCGTGATAGCACACTAGGTGCTGCTGGCAATACTCTACGCATTATTGACTACAAAGAATATACACAAAAATATATTAATCAAGAAACTACCACTAATGTAGGTAGTGTTCCTAAATTTGTATTCAGAACACCTGACAATAATTATGGATTGTTTCCATATCCAGATAAAGCATATGAACTAAAGTACGAATACTTTATTAAACCTACTGCACTAGCAGCAGCTACGGATGTACCACTTATTCCAGAACAGTTTAGACAAGTTATAGTTGACGGTGCTACTGCTTATGCCTATCAGTATAGGGGTGAAGCACAGCAGTATGGTATTAACTTTGCCCGTTTTGAAGATGGGATTAAACAAATGCAAACGCTGCTTCTAAACAGAGCAGACTATGTACGGTCTACCTATATCCCTTACTCACAAGGATATGGCATTAACGCAGGATTTTAAATAATGGCTGATGAATCTGGCCTCAATCCGTTTGTATTTGCGTGTCAGGGTGGGCTGGTTCTTGACCAATCAACCTTTGCTATGCAGCCGGGGATGGCACTAGAACTAGAAAACTTTGAACCTGCTACTACTGGTGGGTACAGACGTATCTCTGGTTATGAAAAGTGGAATGCTAATCAAGTTCCGCAAGACCTAAGTGACAGTGAGCCAGTATTAATGTCTGCACACTTTGATGGCAATGTCATAGCGGCACGTGGACGTAAGGTGTATAAAGGCAGTAATGGTAGCACTACACTAAATGGGGCTATTAATACCTCAGTTACTACTATTACGGTAGCGTCAACAACTAACTTTAGTACACAAGGCACTTTAATAATTGGCACAGAACAAATTACCTATACAGGTAAAACCAGTACAACATTTACAGGTTGTTCAAGAGGAGCCAATAGTACTTCAGCAGCAGCGCATAGCGATGGTGCAACAGTTACTCAGTTCTGGACAGAAATAGATACAGGACGAACAGGCGCAGGTAGATACTCTTTCTTTAGATATAATCTTGCGGGTGTAGATTATATTATATGGGCAGACGGTGCTAACGCCGCATCTAACTATAAAACTGCTAGTAACACTGTAACTGATATTACTGCTTCTGGCGCACCTGCAGACCCTAAGTTTGTAACTGGTTATAAGAACCATATGTTCTTTGCTGGTATGTCAGCAGCCACGCAGTCGCTAGTATTTACTGCACCGTTTACAGACAATGATTTTCAATCAGGACAAGGTGCGGGTATAATAAACGTAGATAGTCCTATTACTGGATTATTCCCTTTTCGTGATGCTTTAATTATATTTTGTGAAGAACGTATATTCAAACTAACAGGTAGTGCATTAGCTGACTTTGCTATACAACCTATAACCAGAGAGATTGGATGTCTCAACGGTTCTACTATTCAAGAATTTGCAGGTGACATTGTATTCTTAGGTCCAGATGGATTACGTACCGTTGCTGGTACAGCTAAGATTGGTGACGTAGAACTTGGTACAATTAGTAGGGCAGTACAAGAACGCTTTGAGGGACTGTCAGACGTAGATGAGTTTGAAAGCGTAGTTATACCAGACAAAACGCAGTACAGAATATTCTTCTCTAATGCAGAAACTCCTCGTGCTACCACTACAGGGATTATGTGTGTACGTAAAGGTGATAGCTACGAGTTTGCAGATTTAAAAGGCATAAGACCTAATTGTGCAGATAGTGTAGTAGCATCAGGTGAAAGTATAGTTATACATGGTGACTTTGATGGTTACGTGTACCGCCAAGAAAAAGGCGATGATTTTGATGGTAATGTAATTACGGGTAAGTATCGTTCTCCAGACTTGACTATGGGCGATGCAGGTTTACGTAAGTCATTTCAGCGTGTAATTATCAACTACGCACCTGAAGCAGCAGTGAACGCAGATTTGTTTGTACGGTATGACTATGAAGCACCTAATGTGGCTAGACCAGCAGCGTATCCTTTTGACAGTGCTTCCGTAGTTGCTGTGTACGGAAGTTCTGTTTACGGTACTGCAACATACGGTGGACAGTCTAACCCACTTATTAGACAACCAATAGAAGGTAGTGGATTTGCTGTAGCACTACGAGTAAATGATAGAGGCGCATCAGCACCATACGCCCTCAAGGGATTTCAACTAGAGTTTGCGGCTGACGCAAGGAGATAATTAATGGCAGGTTATACCAGACAATCCAGTTACGCTGATGGTGACATTATTGATGCTGCCGACAGTAACAATGAATTTAATCAAGTCCTAGCCGCATTCGTAAATACATCAGGTCACAAGCATGATGGTACAGCAGCAGAGGGTCCAGTCATAGGATTGATTGGAGACCCCGGAGTTGCTACACCACTTAATAAAGTTGTTGTAGATGATACAAATAATCGTATAGGTGTTTTTGTAGACGCAGGTGGTGCAGGTTCTACTGTAGAACAACTACGTTTTGAAGACGGGGCAATACTTCCTGTAACATCTAATGATATAAACATTGGGTCTAGCAGCCTAAAGTTTAAAGATTTAAACATTGCTGGTGCAGCTAACATAGCTGGTACTATGACATTATCAGGTAACGTAATTGTATCTGGTACTCTTGGTGCTGACCT